GCTCTTTTCCCTCTACGTTCCGGCTCGTGGCCGGGCTATGTTTTTGGCGTCTCCTGACCTCGCAAGCGAAAGCCATTAAAGATGCCTCCTGCCGTTACTTACGCCGCGTGCGCGGTTAGCGACACGCCCCGGACCCGGACAATGTCGGGATTCCTTCTGCGAAGTTGGCGGCTTACCATTTGTGCGAGCCGCCTTGTGCATCAGGTCGCGGAGGAACGGGCTTCGACCCAGCCCTCCGCGAAGCTGATCGAGGAGGCTCAACTCGTCGTCGTTCAGCTTCACTTCGACGGTTCCGATACGTGCTGCGTGGTTCATTTGTGGCTCCTTGGTGTTGCGGGTTTACTAGGATGGGACTTCTGGTGATGCTGTTGCGAAAGGGGTTACTGCGACTTGGCTTTCTTAGGTTTAGCTGATTTAGTTCGACGCGGCTTCGGGCTGCTGAAAACGTCAGGGCGCTTGAGCTCAAGGAACATGCGGCGAGCATCGGGGATACCTGTCTTGCGCCATTCGGACACTGACGCCGGCTGTATCCGGCAAAGCCGTGCCGTTTCGCTGGTGCCACCCAGCGCGTCGATGATCTGGCTGTCGGTAAGTGAGGTAGTCATACCCCTATTCTTAGGCATACCTGAAAACATGTCAAGCACTTTCAGGCCGACCTAAGTGAAAATTGGTTAGGATTCCCTAATGGAAGATTGGAAACAACGACTGCGCACGGCGCGCGAAAATAAAGGCCTATCCAAGACGGCATTTGCTGCCGCTGTGGGCATTTCTAACGCCACGGCCACCGACTGGGAAAAGAGCATCGATGCCGGCGGCATCAAAGAAATCTCGGGGCCAAAGCTTACGAAGGCCAGCGAGGTTCTAGGGATTGATCCTCACTGGCTTCTGCATGGGAAGATGGGGACCGCGTCACGCCAGTCGGCCAACGAAGTCATAGAGCATGCGCCAGGTCGCGGCGCCGACCAGGTGGACAAAATGCTTAAGACTGTGGTGGAAATGGTCGAAACATATCGCTTAGCCAGTCCGACTGACCGTTTGCGGATTGACTTGGCCGTTAGGGAGGCTAGGGACAACATCGATGCTATCAACGAGACGAAGTCTCGGGCGTGACGCAGATAGAACGCGCTCGACCTCTCCGCGAAGCACCGCGAGCACATATCGCTTGCCGTCGTCGTCGATCTGATCGAACATCTTGTTCATCTCATCGCGTCGCTGCATTGTCGTCTCCTAGGCACCATATTTCTGAGGAAATACTGTACACCCATACAGTGATTTGCGCCAGATCACCTTTGTATCATAGCAACCAACTGATTTTTAACAACCAAAATTGATATTGCACCGCACCAATAGGCCTGCATCCCGCAGGCTTTTTTTTCGCCGAAATCTTAGGCATGCCGAAAATAATTGTTGACACGGTTTCAGGTATGCCTAATAATGGACACATCGCAACTTAGCCCGGAAGGGCGAACCGATAGGAGCAGAAGATGAGCGACACGAAGCACACGCCGACGCCGTGGATCGCAGAAGGAAGCTACTGGATCATGCCAGCAGCCCATCGCGATATGCCTATCGGCGCATCAACTAATGCACAAGAGCATGTCTCGAAATTTGCTCATGTGATTGCCAAGGTTGAGCAGGACACGAAGCGTTTTACCAATGAGCAGGTAGAGGCCAACGCTGACTTCATCGTCCGCGCCGTGAATTCGCACGAGCAGCTGGTGGCGGTGCTGCGCGAAGCGGAGGGCGTTATCGCTGAGGTGTGCGTCGACCAGCATCCAGATAACGTCTGCTGCCACGTGCTGCGCCAAGTACGTGCAGCCCTTGCTGAAGTCGAGGCCTGACCATGGACCGCCTCTCAAACGACGAAGCCCGCGAGCTTCTGATTCGCGACCTGACCGCCAAAGAGTTCGACTTCCGCAAGGCGCAGCTGGCTGCTGGCGACATGCAGACGGTTCGCGAAGTTGGCGACAGCGTGACCGACTACTTGGCTTTCGCTTACGACGACCTGCACGACCTCGTATTGGGCAAGAAAACCTTCGAGCAGATCCGCGACAAGGTGATGGAAGACGAGGCCGAGGTTGAGGCGCTGAAGCAGGTCGAGGAGATCGAGAAGCGCCGCAAAGACGAGGCCCGCGAAGAACGAATCATGGACCGCGTGTGGGAGAAGTTCTTTTCGGCGGGGCACGCATGAACTGCGTCCATTGCAACGACACCGGCAGCCTGTCAAAGGACGTCATCGGCTACCTCGACTGCCCACACTGTGGCGCCGCTGAAGAACGCGCCAATCTCGAAGTATGGGCTCGACGCAACGCACCGAGCGCCGGAATCGTCGATCTCTGGACTATCTACCAGCACGGCAAGCAAGCAGCGGCCCGCCAATACCAATAACCAACCGCCGGCGGCGCCGGACAGAACAGGAGAAGAACATGGAAGTGACGACGCACAAAGTCGACAAGGCGAACTGGGAGCGCGGCCCGTGGGATGACGAGCCGGATCTGGAGAACATCACAACTGCCGAAGGCTTCGACGCGTTGATCTTCCGCCCTGAATGGAGCGGCAACCTGTGCGGCTATGTCGGCGTCCCGTCCACGCATCCGTGGCATGGCAAGGAATACGGCGATGCTGTCCAGATGACCGAAAAGCAGGCAACTGAGCCAGTCGACATCGACCGCGTGAGCGTCCTGAGCCTGCTCGCAATGGCGGCGGCTGATACGGACCCGGCTGAGGTGGCGCGCATTGACTGCATCATCCGCGTGCACGGTGGGCTGACTTACTCGGGCGCCGGCCGATCACGGTTTGGCGAGAAGCCTGACCATTGGTACTTTGGGTTCGACTGCGCGCACGCTGGTGACCTGTCGCCTGCATACGCGAGCAAGTATGGCTTCGGCTTTGACGATCAGTACCGGGACATCGACTATGTGCGTCGCGAAGTCAAATCGCTGTCGAAGCAACTGGCTGAGGTGAAATCGTGATCGCCGCCCGCATCGCTCTCCGCCAGGATTGCAAGCCCCGCGACCTGATCGGCGAGGCGCTGTTCTGGCGCATGGAGTATTTCGAGGCTCGTCCCGGTCTGTGCTTCGCTGCGATTGGGGTGCTTATCGTGCTGGCTGGTGTGCTGGAGCAGCTTCCATGATCCGCCACACCGCCTACGCGCTCTTGGTCATGCTCGCCATTCTCTCATCGATGGCGATCCTGCAGGAGTTGGATGACCGAAGCGAAGTTGCTTACTGGAGCCCTAGATGAAACGAAAATACCGCGAAGCCATGCGCGCAGCGAACAGGGCGCGTGACATGTGGGCCGACGATCCGGCTGACGCGCTGCAGGGCTACGAAGAAACCGCGCAGCGTCGGACACTGTGGCCACCGATGCCGGTCAAGCCAGCAGGCGGCGAACCCTGGCGCCCGGTGATGACCGAGCAGGAACGCCAGCAGCACGAGCAGTACATCAAAGACAACGGGTTGCCGTTTTAAGGGGAAAGCAATGTTCAAAGGTAGAGCACTTCTGATCATCGACCGATTGCACACGGACAACTCCAAAGAGTTTCACTGGGATATCGACGTACGCCAGTTCACGATCAATCAGGACGACCCGGGCGGCGAGGTGCACGAAGCGTTTTCCTGCGTCAAATACGATGTCCTCCCCGCGCCGTCAGCGGCATATCGAATGGCAGTTGGCGATAGGATCCGCGTTCTGGTGCATTACGAAATCCATTTCAGCTATGACGAATGGTCTGGCGAGCACGATATGGAACTGTATTACGAGAGAGAGCGTGTTCTACGTCGCCAACCATACTGCGACAAGAAGCACCGCAAGAACTTCTACAAGCTCTGGAAAGAGACCCAACAGACTTCGATCTAACGAGGAAACCATGGAACAGACCGGCATTACCGAGCGCTTGAAGCAGTTGCGAAAGCCCTTCGAGCCACACCAGATCAGTAAGCTTCCGAAGCCGACGAAGGCTCAAACGGAAGAAGTGCGCAACAACTACAAGGCCGGCGTTCGTTGCGACATCTGCGGCACGTGGCATCACCCGAAGGTCGTGCATCTGGACTACGTCGGCCACGCAGCGCTGACCGATCGCCTGCTGGACGTAGACCCGGTATGGTCATGGGAGCCGCTCGCGACAGACGAGAAGGGCTTGCCTGCGCTCGACAAGGACGGCGGTCTGTGGATCAAGCTGACCATCTGCGGCGTGACACGCCTCGGCTATGGCGATGCACAGGGCAAGACCGGCGGCGACGCCATGAAGGAGCGGATCGGCGACGCGCTGCGTAACGCTGCCATGCGCTTCGGCGCCGCGCTGGACCTGTGGCACAAGGGCGTTCTGCACCTGGATGCCGAAGATGACGAGCCGGCCCAGCCGGATAGTGTCGGTCTGGCAAACGCGGTGAATGCGATCCGTGCTGCGGCAACCGTCGAAGAGATCGGACAACACCTGAAAGCCGCAGTAGCGATGTACCCGAATAGCAAAACGGCGCTCCAGAAGCACGCCAGCGAGCGCAAAGCACAACTTACCACGAGCCTCGCGGAGCAAGCATGAACGGACTCTCTCTGTACGCCATCGCCACCGAACACCGCGCGATGGTCGAACGCCTGATGGACACGCAGGACGATGCTCAGACCATCGCCGACACCATCGAGGCCGAATCGTATTCGCTGGAGGTCAAGGCGCAGAACGTGGCCTATGCGATCAAGAACCTGGACGCGACCGCCGCGGCGATCAAGTCGGCCGAGGCGGAAATGGCCGCACGCCGAAAGGCTATCGAGAAGCGCGCCGAACACCTGCGCGAGTACACGAAGACGTGCATGGAAGTCGCCGGCGTGACGAAGATCGAGTGTCCGCCCTTCGCCTTGTCGATCAAGAAGAACCCGCCAAGCGTCGCCGTATGGGACGAAAAGCAGATCCCATCACGATTCATGCGCACGCCTGAGCCGCCACCGCCGCCGGTACCTGTGCCGGACAAGAAAGCGATTGCTGAGGCTATCAAGAATGGCGAGGAAGTGTTCGGCGCGATGTTGGTCCATGGCTCCAGGCTGGAGATTAAATAGCATGACCGCCATCGTCCTGATGAAGACGCCAAACGGCGCACTGGTGCCAGCGGATCCGCAAGCGACCGAGTACATCGCAAAGTTGAAGCTCGGCGCCCCGGTCAAGGCTGAAGTTAAGCGGATGCGCAACTACCAGTTTCACAAGAAGCTGTTCGCGCTCTACGACTTCGCTTTCGATAACTGGACGCCGACCGAAGCGACCTACAAAGGGGAAATCGTTGAGAAAAACCGGGAGCAGTTTCGCGGCGACCTTACCGTTTTGGCCGGCCACTACATCACGACGGTGACCTTGAAGGGCGACGTTCGACTGATTCCCAAGTCGATCAGCTTCGCAAACATGGAGCAGGACGAGTTCGACGATCTATACAACGCCACCGTGAATGTCGTCCTGAAACGCATCCTTACCAACTACACCCGCGATGATCTTGACGCGGTAATCGATCGCCTGATGGGCTTCCTCTGAAAGAGAGACAGCAATGGACTTTGAATACGAAACGAAACGCACCAGACTAGCAAAAGATCAGTTTGCGGACATTCTGGCAATCCAGCGTCGTGAGGCAGAAACAGGTGACCCGTACATGGTTGGCCTTTACAACGGCATGGCGATGATGTGCGCGAATATCGATTGTGATCTCGATTGGCAACCAATGCAGGCAAAGGCGCCGGCGGTGGCACCATCCCAGGTTCCGGCCGAGCTGACCGACGAGCAGATCTATTCGATCTACGAAACGATCAATTGGGGCGAGATGGGCGCCGGCATTAAATACGCCCGCGCCATCGAGCGCGAGGTTCGCCTCCCCGCTGTACGAGAGGCGCGCAACGAGGCTAATGGCCAACTTTCCGATGAGCGTATTACTGAAATTTCGCGTGCTCATCGAAACGGAAACGGGATGCTTCTGATGGATTTGTCATTTGCTAGAGCGATCGAACATGAAGTTAGTAGCTCCGTTGCAAAAGAGGCATGCAATAAGGTTCTTACTGAAGTACTCGAAGAGATTGAACGAGTTAAACATCAGTGGATCGATGGCAGCAATCGCGATGCTGCTGAGCCATTGCTTAACGAAGCAATGGCAAGAATTCGCAAACTCAAGTCCGCATCCCCGGCCGCCAGCAAGGGAGGAGACACCGATGCGTGATCTGAAACCGGGCGATATCGTACGCGTGAAAGACCCGAAGGACTTTATCTCGGACTTTGCCAAGCAGATCGCCAACCGTGACGCCATCGTGAACTGGGTCGGACCTGACCAATACGGCCAGTTCAGAGGCTTTGCCAGCGTCACATTCCAAAAGCGAAACGGTCGCGGCAAAGAGTTCACCGAGCGCATGCGAATCTCAGACTTGGAGTTGGCCGCTGCCGCCAGCACTGAGAACGGCCAACGTTGGAGCGGTGCATGAGCGAGAAATCGCAAAACGCGAAGGCCGGAAACCCGAAGTCACTTGGTCGCCAAGCGTACGAATGCAACAAGACCATTCAAGAAAATCCGTTCGACCGCAATGCTGAGCGTGTCGACCACTTTGGATGGCGTGAAGGCTGGCTAATCGCACAGGCCGAAGATAAACCGATAAAAATTTAGGACTGAACCATGAACGAATCGAATCACGCACCGGCAGGCATCGACCTGGACAGCATCAACCGCTACGACCTGAGCGACAGCATCGGCGTCCCCGGGCTGATCAGCAGCCCCAACGGCGAACTCGTCTATCTTGCCGACGTCGAATCCCTCCTCGCTCGCCGGACAGCACCAGATGCACCGGCAGCGGATGAGCACGAAGCGTTTGAGGCATGGTTTGCACGCGAGTTCCCGCTTCAAAATGGCGTTGACATGCGATTCAAGCGTGATGGAGATCAGTACTTCAGTTGCTTTATGCAAGACCGTTGGGATGGCTGGAAAGCCCGTGCCGCCCACCCTATCGGACAGGTATCGCCCGCTATCGACCAAGCTGACGACGCGCTGCATGCGCTGATAGTCAACGTCCTGAGCCAGCATCGTATGGTGCGCATGTTCGAAGTGGAGGACGATGGCGCGCTTGGGAATTCCTATCCGCTGATTGACCGCCTCAGCTTGGATGATGGGCAGGATGTCGCCAGCGGCAAGGAAGAAATCGACGCCATTGCATGGGCCATCGTTGACGCGATGCCGGCCCAATCTCCCGCGCCTGTGTGCCATGCACCGGCCGACGCGACGGGGAAAGCTGACGCTGCCAGTGCGGGCGGCCTGACTGGCGAAATGATGGATGCTTTGATCGAAGCGCATGACACGGCAATGCTTATGACCGTGCAGGCGCGAGTCCCCGAGTGCGGCGATTTCGGCGGCATCGCGCAGAACCTCGCGTACGTTCTGGAGCGGCTGAAGACAGACAGCCCTGCCACCAGCGCAGCAGCCGCGGAGGATGCGCAGAGGCTGGATTACATCGAGAAGCATGCTGTTCGCGGCGCGACGTACAACGGCATCACCAGCATCAATATCGTTGTTCACTCGGACGATTGGGTAGCGGGCGGCGTGCGGTGGGCCATCGACTGCATGAGCGAGCGTTCGGCAATGGCGGCAAGCCGCAATGGGGACGCCGGAGGTCAATCGTGAAAGCACAGTTCATTGTGACTGTCGAAGGTACGTGGTTTGACGGCGGGAAGCCCATAACTGCAGGGAAGGCTGAAAAACGTCTGCGAGAAGCAGTGCGGGAAGAATTCATGTTTCTAGCCGACCGCATGACTGTCAGACGATATACGCCCGATAGCTGCGCCCAAGAGGCGGCAGAGCAGAAGGGAGGCGAGCATGCCGATCAAGCCTGAGAACCGTAGCCGCTACCCGGCGGACTGGCAAGAAATACGCGCTGCGATTCTGGCGCGCGCCGGCGACTGCTGCGAGCAGTGCAAGGTGCAGAACGGCCAGATCATTGCGCGTGGCGCCGGCCCGTTCGCTGGAACCTACCAGGCCGACACGTCCGAAGTGTTCGACGCCGAAACCGGCGAGTACATTGCGTCAGTCCGGATGAGCGAATACCAGGTCAAGAACATGGTGACGATCGTGCTGACCATCGCGCACCTCGACCACCAGCCCGAGAACTGCGACCCGAGCAACCTGCGCGCGCTGTGTCAGATGCATCACCTGCGGCACGACGCGAAACACCACGCCGAGACGGCCCGAGCTACTCGCCACAACCGCCTTGCTATTGGCGACCTTTTTGAATTGGAGGCACCCCATGGCCGCTGAACAAAACAACGATGCCGAGCGCGATCAATACAAGTTCCCGATGCATTTGCGGGTCGTTATGGAGCGCGCGTCCGTGGTTCTGCGAAACAGCGCCGACAGCCGGCGCCGCGAACTGGACGAGGACCAGCAAGGCGTGATCCGTGAAGTGCTGGACGAACTTGAGCGCGCGTGCGCCGAATCCGGACTCTGCGCCCGCCGCTCTGCCGCTATTGGAGAGGGCGGACTGCCACAAGCTGCGCAGGGCGTAAAGACGTGGCAGGAGCGCGCAGCAGAAGATGGGCACAGCCAGCCACTGTCGGTGTATTGCCGCGCTGAAATCGCCGACCTCCGCGCCCAGCTTGCGCAGAAGAGCGAGGACGTTCCGGTCGAGCTTCAGGTGGCACTTGATGCCCACTTCCCGATTCCGGACAACCCGCACGCATCAGTGATCCAGCGAGCGATGGATGCGCGTCACGCGATGGGTATCGGCTGGATGGCTGCGATGAGCGCTCAGCTTGCGCGTCAGAGCCAGCCAGTAGCGCGTGTGGAGAAGATCATTTCCATCAGCGGTTTAGCCGAGGTCTACGTTTTTCTGGAATCGGCTCTTAAGGTCGGCACGATATTTTACGCCGCACCGCCGCTGTCCAGCGAACAGCAGAAAAAAGGAGCCGACTGATGAAGCGCTTGATTTGTTGGGTTGTCGGGCACCGATACCATGTGAAGCAGGTTTTCAGCGCCGACAGCCGGCGAGTGTGCTGCGACCGCTGCGGCGGCGATTGGGCTATGAATGACCGCGTGCGCGCGATCGTTCCATGGTCGGCCGAGTTCGAACAGTTCTACCGTGAAAATGGCCATCTACTGAAGGAGCCAACCAATGTCGGATGAACTGAAACCGCAGAGTATCGATAGCCCGGAGTTCCGCAAGCTGCTGACGGACCTCGTGAGACGTGCCAGCTACAACATCAGCGGAAAGGCATCACCAGCCGCCCTCATCGCCCACATCGACGCCTGGCGAGTGCCAGCCGGGTACAAGTTGGCCCCGATCGCGTCGACAGCCGAGATGAATGACGCTGGCCGAGAGATGCTATCGGCGTGCGGATGCGAAGGCGTCACCATCCGCGACGCCGAACTGTGCTGGTCGGCCATGTTGGATGCTGCACCGAAGCCGGAGGATGCATGAAAGCCTACCTGAACCCGTGGTTCGTCACGCTGCTGATGTGGGGTATCTGGGCAGACCCGCGCAAGGAGTGCACCCGCTGCGGTGGATACGGTCACTCGCTTAGCCAGTGCAACTGGCCGGCGGTGGAGAAGGAATAGGGGATGATGATGGCCGATTACAAGTACCCAACCAAAGAAGAAATCGCCGCAGATGTGCAGATGGAATCAACGGCAATTGCTGTAGCTATTTCCGCGATGGCGGACACGCTGGAGAAGTGCCCGCTGAAGGATCACTTCAAAGTGTACGCAATCATTGGATTAGCTTTCAAACTTGCAGATGCTGATTACATTCAGGATGTCGTTGATGAAATAAAGATTATAGGAGTCTGAAAGGATAGGCTTTGGAATATACTACTTATACAACTAAAACTTGTACGAAGTGCGGAAATGTAAAGCCACTTTCAGAATACAAGCTTGTTAAGAAGCGAGGTACCTATATGGCATCCTGCAAAACATGCAACTATATCGCTCATAATGAATGGCTGAGAAAGAATCCAGAAAAGGCGAAGGAATATGGTCGCCGCGCTCGAAGTAAATCAAAGGACAAACAAGCTTTAAGGCGCCTGAAGTGGATAAAACTCAATCCAGAACGTCATGCTCAATCGCAACGCGAATCCCGTCTAAGAATATATCGGGAGAATTTAAGCGAAAATAAAGAAAAGCGGAGGATAGAGACAGCCGAGCTATCTGATAGATATATTGCAAAAATTATGCGACTTCCTCTTAGATTGCTCCCGCGCGAATTGATAGATGCAAAACGTGTCCAACTCCTGATTTACCGACACATGAAGGAAATAAAATGACCACTATTACCGACATCCGCAATGACCTTATTAACGTCTTCAACAAGCTGCGCGACGGCACGATGGAGGCCAAGGACGCAGTCGAGATCAACAACACAGCCGGCAAAATCATCGCTTCGGCCAAGGTGCAGTTGGCATATGCGGCGCTTAAGGGAGAGAGGCCTGATATTCCGTTCCTGGCGTCTTCGCCTATCTTGGAAACGTCTAGACCAGAACCAGAGCGCATCCCTGATACCAGGGAGCCACTGGCGATTGATCGACTTTGGCACGGAAAGATGGGTAGCAAATAAGGAGGTTCTCCAATGTCTAGCACGTTTCTCAATCGAGATGAGATCAAAGATCTAACGGGCCGAAGCTACGTCAGGATGCAGATCGAGGCTTTACGGAGAATGGGGCTGCCGTTCTTCATCAATGATATTGGCCGTCCGGTTGTAGCGCGCTCGGTGATTGAAGGGCGTGCGAAATCGGCCACCGTTCCAAAAAAGAAGGAGTGGGTGCCTGATGTATTAAAGAATGGATAATCCATGGGCCGAAAGCCGACAAAGAATTTGCACCTGCCGTCAGGCATGCGTGTCCGAGTCAGAAAGTATGGAACGTACTACTACTACGATGCAGGCCGAAGGGAGGACGGTACGAGAAAGGAGATCGCCCTTGGAAGCGATTACATAGCAGCCATCAAGAAATGGACAGAATTAGCCGAGACAGAAACGCCTGATACAGCAAAGATTACCCTGCGCCATATTGCAGAGAAGTATATTATTGATGTGCTTCCGGGAAAGGGCGCAGCTACACGAGCTGACAATATGCGTGAACTTAAGAAGCTTTACGAGTTCTTCGAAAAGCCACCGATACCCATCGATGATATCAACCCTTCTCACGTCCGCCGTTATCTAGATTGGCGTGGACGTACTGCTAAAGTGCGTGCAAATCGTGAGAAAGCGCTACTTTCGCACATCTGGAACTACGCGCGCGGGAAAGGTCTGACAGACAGGCCAAACCCTTGCGCTGGCATCAAGGGGCATAAAGAGACAGGGCGCGACATTTACGTGGACGATACTGTATATCGCGCTGTTTGGGAGGCGGCCGAGCCGCATCTACGCGATGCAATGGACTTGGCCTACCTGACTAGCCAACGCCCGGCGGATGTCCGCAAGATGACTCGGTCTGACTTGCGAGATGGTGCTGTAGCGGTAAAGCAGAACAAGACAAAGACGAAATTGCGCGTATCGGTCGAGGGGGAACTTGCGAAGGTTATCGAACGCATCAATGCCCGGAAGGTAGCTACCACAGCACTAGCCGCCAAAGTGGATGGGACGCAACTGACGAAGTACATGCTGCGTGGTGCATTTGACAGAGCCAGGAAGGCAGCAATCGAGGCACATCCAGAGCTTGCGGAGGAAATTCGCGCGTTCCAGTTCCGCGATTTGCGAGCCAAGGCAGCAACCGATAAAGATGAGGCCGAAGGAAGCGCGGCGGCACAAGAGTTGCTCGGGCACACTACCCCAACGATGACGCGTCAGTATGTGCGGCATCGAAAGGGGAAGCTGGTCAAGCCTACGAAATAGCCGTTTTGCGGAACTACTTCATTTTTGCGGAACTACTACCCAACCATACTCATCCGCTGAAAGCCGCATGAATACTGGTGCCCGGAGCCGGGATCGAACCGGCACGCCATCGCTGGCACGGGATTTTAAGTCCGACGCCTAAATCATAGAAATCAGTCGCTTAGGGCTGATTTGCGTTCCGCAAACGTGCTGATGAGTTCGCTTTTCTTCCCTATGAAGAAATTTTAGATGTCTGCTTTTGCGGAACTACTTCCAAGCATCTCTTGATACTTTCTGAGAGATTTTCCCCATAGGCAATGTGTTAATGTTGTCCTGTTCATTAGTCACATTTAAATATTATGCAAATCAGATTATTCCTTCTCGTCATGCTGGCCACGCTCCAAGGATGCGGCGGCGGCTCGTCCAGCGCACCCGCACAGCCGGTAGCAACCTCACCGACCGTTACGACGGCGCCAGCTGCGCCCGCAACGCCAACCGCTCCAGATCCGCTGGCGAATCTCAAGCAAGCCATCAAGTTGGCAGGCAAGGGCACTCCGGTATCGCTGACAGTTGTCGGCTTCGGCTCGTCAGTGGGTGTCGGCGCCACGCTGCCGGATCCAGCCACGCAGGCACCAGTGATGTACCTGAGCCGGAAGATCCAGGCGCTGAGTGGCGTGCTTCAGGTGACTGCTTACAACCGCTCCGTGAATGGCTCCGTCGTCTCACAGATGATCAATGATCCGCCGCGCTCGGGCTACTGGCAATCGTTTGCAGACGAGGGCAAGCACGCCCAACTTGTCGTATTCGCGTATGGCATGAACGACGGATTTCCGAGCTCGTTCAACGCCGGCCAGACGCTGCCTTTCGTCTACACGCGGCTCGTGGAGGCAATCAAACTCGCGCAGGCGTCCGGCGCGGAGGTGATCGTGATGACGACGCCGCACCCGCTTTCTACGGTGTCGTGGGCGATGCCGGCTGGGATTCCGCAGGTCTACCCGTCATACGTCGCGCCCGATGTGGCGCCCGAGGCGATGTCGCCAGCCGCATCGCAGTCCGAGATTCAGAAAGATGGGATCATGGTATCCGCGCGCCATCTGCAAGTGAATGAAGCGATGCGGAAAGCCGCTGTCGATACGGGCGCCGCGCTGATCGACGTTGAGCCGATGTGGTTCCAGGCTGTGCAAGACCTGCATGGTGACGCTACGCTGTTCGACTCCGGAGAGGTCGTGCATCCGAACCTGCTGGGGCATCAACTGAGCTACCAGCGCGCGATCGATGCGTTTGTGGCGAAGCTGGGGACGAACTGATCCAAGGTCGCCCCCACGCATGATTACGAGGGATTAGCGCTTGCCTGCGCGTCGGGTGGGGCGCTACCCGGTACGTTGGCCGACGACTGATGCAGGCTAGCGGCAATCATCGAAATCAGTTGCATACCGACTTGGATTTTCTGCGCTTCGTTGGGATTATTTGGATGCAGCGCAATCACTGCTTCGCCAACGGCCGGCAGCAATTTGGCCATGGCGGTCATGAAGTTTTCAAAATTAAAGCTCATGAAGTTCTCCTTCAAGTGGTGGGTAAAGTGTCGTAGAACGCCAGATTCCGGCTGCGCATGATGTCCTGTAGCTTCGTAGCGTAGTCGGGATCAGTGGCATAGCCAGCGGCCTGGAGAGCTTGCGCCCATCCTTCGCCGTTCTGTTGCTTGAAGCACGCCGCATAGCGCGGGTTTTTTAGCAGGAACTGCGCATGGTCGAGCATGCTATCCGCGTAGCTGGCGTATTTTCGGAATTTGTCGGTGATGGCGATACGCTCGCCGTTAATGACTTCATGCGTTGGCACATCGACAGTCGGGCCGCTCCAGCTGCGATCTGCCTTGATGCCGAACAGGTTGTTGCCCGGAGCGCGAGCCCCCCACGAGGATTCTAGGGCTGCTTGAGCCAGAGTGATGGATGCTGGAATTCCGGTCTTTCGCTGGCAATCCTGCGCGGCCTGGGCCAGCATGCCGATAAAGGCGCTCGGGGGCATCAGATAGCATCCTTCACGGCTTTAACGACCTGCGCGCCGTCTGCGATGATCTCGGTGATGTCGGCGTCGCGGCGCTTGTTGAGATAGGCGAACAGAGCGCGTATAAATGCCCAACCCGGTAGGCCACAGAAGAACATCAGACCGCCCAACCCCATCAGCCCGATGGTGTCATTCGCCCAACTCTCAACGCCCAGATATTTGATGAAGGCCGCACCACCGCCCAATGAACTGGCGATTGTGCTCGAAAGTGCTACGGCCCACTCCTTCTGGTCCTTTGGTTTAGTCATGACCATTACAACGAACGTCGCTACGCCGGCGCCAATGCCGGTGCTCGCTGCAAGGCCGCCAAGGGCTTTCAAGCCTACGGCGCTGGCGGCGGCGCCGGAGATGGGTTCACTCATAGGGTTTGGAGCTTTCATGGTTGGTGGGTGAAATCAGATGTATTCGAGCCAAGCGGCCCACGTGATAGGGGAGCCGGTAGCGGCCCATGTAATCGTGATGACCAGTGTCGTTGCGCTGCCAGCCACGCTGGAAATAGCATTCCCTGGAGTCGTGAAGCCGGTGGAATCCTGAGCGACCGTGACGCGCGTGCCATCCGTGGTGACGCTGCCGCTCCACACCGAAAAATATGCACCGCCGGAGGTCGCCTTGATAACCAGTTTGCCGCCGGCCCAGGCTGCTGGCACAGTGATCGTCGAGGTGCCACCAGACGATCCAGAGCCCGCATAGACTTGCGTGACTGGCTGGTAGACCTGCGTGAGCGAGATGATCGGCTCGAAGATGCAACCCGTCGTAGTCGTCGCGGTGTTGACGATCAGGTGAGAGGTACTGTGACTGGAGTCGTTGTAGTAGTTATCGCGCACCATGATGAAGGACGCGACGTTGCCTGCGATGGCAACCAGATTGGCCGTCGTCGAGCTTGGGGAGAATAGATTGTTCGTGGCCACCACATAGCTTATGTTCCCGCCGCCGCCACCGAGCTGTAGGCCCACGCTGGAGAATCCGAACGTATTCCCATTGACCTGCACGCCAGCCGTATCACCTGTGATGCTGATTCCGGTCGGGCAGGTACTGCAAGTATTGCCACTGAACGTGATCAGAGATGGAGCGCCGTTGACGCGATTCACGGCATAGCCCATCGTGGAGCCGTCAACAGCATTGCCTGTGACGCTGACACGAGTCGACGTCTCGACGAAGACGCCAACAAGAGTGCCCGCAACCACGTTATCCGAGATTGTGATGATGCCGTCGTCAGGAGAAACAGTACCGTTTTCGCCGTAGACGTCGATACCGTTATTGGTGCAGGTCGTGATTCTGTTGTTCGTGATGACGCAGGACAGGGCGTGACTGACCTGAATGCCGATGTTCGTGCTGCCGTTCACAAAGCAGTTCGTCACTGCGCAGGCCGTGTGCGTCGAGCCAGTGACCGAAGTCAATTGAATGCCCATCCCGTTCGGGTTGAGCGAGTAGATACCGTTCACGCGCACGTTGAACGTGCAGACGAGGTAGATGTTAGAGCACTGGTTGCTGGCGGTCTGGTTGCTCTTGTTGCCGTCGACCGTGCCGCTACCGATGATCGCGGCATTGTTCAGGCCAACGTCCAGCGATCGGATCGCACCATAGAACGCACCGGGGCCGTAGGAGTTGGCCTTGACCTTCAGCGTTCCGTCGATCTGCAGCGTCACGTTGTCCTTCAAGACGATGCCGGCGACACCGACAGCGATACCAGTGACATTGCGCGCGCTGACAATATAGGTGTACCCAGCCAGCAGAACCACTTTGCCACCACCTGCGGCACTGACAGCATCGATCGCAGCCTGAATCTTGAGCGTGTCGTCATTAATGCCATTGCCAACCGCACCAAAGTCGTTGACACTGACAATCTCACGCTCCTTGTCCTGTGCCGTCCTGGCGACTGCGCCGGAGCCAGCCTGGATGAAGCCGATTTGTGAGGAACCAGACGGCGCAGCAAGTCCAGCAGTCAAAGCTTGAACCTGTGTGCTCAAGGTCTGAAGTTCGGAGTTCAGGGCTGGCGAATCGGTCAGTTGGTCCCAGATCAGATTGCCATGTACGTCGTTGACGACCTGGCGATATTGGCCGTCGCCGTAGATGATTGCTTCGCCGCTCGCATCGAGAACAACGGGATTTGTGTTGAGCGTAGTCTTCCCCTCGTCTTGCCACGTATTCTTGAAGGTAGAGGTATTGGGAATGTAGAAATAGACGCTGCCTCCAGCTAGCGGACGCCCGTTGGAATCGAAGAATTGTTGCTTGGCGTTTTGGAGAAGAGTCGCGGTCATATCGTGCCCTAAGCAAGAAAAAGGAATGCCTTTTGCCTCTTGCCTAGGGAGACCGCTTAACGACAGAACGACGATTAGAGGATCGCCTTACCTATGAAAACCGAACAACTGATTCATGCTGTCGGGACGGCTGTTGGCACGTCCCTTGTCTACGAAATACGATGCCTACTGGCCGCCCGACAGGAGCGCCGGAAGCGAGCCGGCCACCCCGACGCGTCCTACCTGCGTTACCGCCTTGCCTACTGGCTGGGCAAGCTGTGGGCGCGCTGTAAGAAGCTTCGCCGCTAACTTACCTCCAGTTTGGGTATAGGGCAATGAGCCAAGACCGATACCGCCCAAAGTAGCAAGTGTCGAAGTTGGCGCAGTCGCCAAACCTGCGCCTAATGATCCTGATGCAAGCAGAGATATCAGACCGCGACCAGCAGTTCCCGAATCAGGATATTTCGATCCAAGAACACGTTGACCAGCGCCCGCAATATCCTGCATAAGAGCATTCCCAGTTGCACTTGCACCTTTCCCGACACTCTGATCTGCTGAACGTACCGCGCGATTCAACATTGCTGACGTGAAGACGCCTTCATTGTTCATCGCGCCTTGAGATGCAGCCGCCGAGCGTAACCTTGTGAATCTTGCCCACGATGCATTGGCGTTTGCCAACTGTTGAGCCAATTCAGGAGGATTAACGCGTGCTAGATTCCCGTCCACTGCACTCCTGATTTCACTGATAGCGGCTCCAAGTTCTCGGTTGTCGAATGAGGGATCGCCTAAGTATCCATTGGCCTTACGTGCGAGTTCGCTCTGGACACCTTTCAGCGTCTCGCCGTCCATATAGCCTTGCGGCGACATCTTCCCAAAGATTTGGGTTTTCAGGACATTCATAAATGTCTTGGCTTGTGCTTCAGGAAGGTTTTGCGCAAGAGAGCCCAAGTTAGTGATCTCAGCCTGAAACTGCGGATCGACCTTGAACTGCATCTTTGGCAAAACTGAATCATAAGCTTGACCGATGGTCTTCCCAACTTCGTCAATGCCTTCATGGCCGACCTTCCCACTAAAGGTCTTGCCGATGGGTGCAAGTGCTTCATTATAGGTGGCGGCGTTGAATTGTTGATATGCTCGTTGCTGTGCACTCTTGATCATATCGCCTAGCCCCGGAACGCTGGAGAGTTTCTCCTCATTGCGTGCGAAGCCACCGCCGAGGATCTGGCCCGGCGTAGGTGTGACGCCACGATCCATCAGCGCTTTTACGTCGGACGATACTTGCGGCGAGATCAAGCGGCCAAGCCAGCGAAGGACAGGCGATGCAATCCCTCCGGTAAGCGCTCCAAGGCCTACTTGCTGGGCCTTATCGCCCCAGAAATCGTTGCCACCCTCGACCGGCGTAGCGGCACCTGTGGCGGCTCCCGTGAGGGCGCCAATCCCTGCGGACCCGCGGTAGGTATTTGCGATAGGGGCAGCCATTGTCAGCGGCAATGTTGCGGCAACTGAACCGGTTACATTACCGAACGTCCCCACAATTGGATGCGCCTTCTCATATGGCGCAGCTTGCGCCTTCAGGTTACTGATGCCCTTGTTCGCATCATTGACCATCGCTGCGCCCGCGTTATGCATGAAGGCATCCGGATGCTCGCCATACATCAGGCCACCTAACGTCGACACAATCCCAAGTGGGCTGGGCATTGCTGCGGTGCCTCTCAGCGATTGCAAGCCATGCCCCAAGAGTTGTTCGATGCCCTGTACCGTCGACCCGAATCCTTTACCTAACGTGGCCCCCAATGTGGCCAGCATTCCCGGCTGCGGCTGCGGCGGTGCGACCAGCTTTTGAGTGTTCGGAGCAGTAGATTTAGCCTCTACAGGCAGCGCAGAAAATGGATCATTGGCAGCTTGCGCGGGACTTGGAGCGCTTGGGAGAGATGCCTTCCCTTCAACCGGAAGCGACGAGAATGCATCGCCGGCCGGCTGTCCTTGTTGCTGCATTATCGGAATGCCTGGAAGAGTTTGCGGCATTGGTTGCCCCATGTTGGATAGCACCTTCTGCGGATAGGCTTGCGTAAGCTGGCCCCAGTTCTTTTGATCCGTGCCGCCGTGATAAGCGCGCAAGGCATCCTGCACATTGCCGTAACGCGTCAGGTTCTCGTTCAGCAGCGCAGCAATCGCAGGGATGGCCTGCTTCGGGTCAGTCGGGTCGGAGACGCCCAACGACTTGGCCGTGGCCGGCATCAACTGACCAAGGCCGACAGCACCCTTGTTCGACACAGCCTGCGGGTTGCCGCTTGATTCGGTCTGGATCAAGGCGCGAATCAGAGCCGGGTCGATGTTGTGCTGTCGCGCGGCCGATTCGATGATGTCATCGTAGCCTGCCATTATTGCCCCGGCTGAATGATGCGTTGATTAACGAGTGCGTTGTAGTTGTTCTTCAGCGTCTCGACTTGTTTCGGAGACAGCTTATCGAGAAGCGCGCGACGTTGTTTAGGGCTCATGGAGTCATAAACAAACGCCTGCGGGTCAACAGCTCTGTTCCACTGCGACTGCCACTGATTGAATTTGTCTGTCGTGAGACCCGAATTTTGGAATGCATAGTCCTGCGCCGCTCGCATCTTTTCGGCCGCCATCGTCTTCGCGAGAATGTCCTCGTTCGCCATCTTCGAGATGTTCGGATTCGCATTACCGGTGACGGCCGCATTTAATCTGGCATCAGTCCCTGAGCCGAGCGATCCTGAGATGGACGAGGCATAGTTCGTCATGATTTTTTTGAATACATCGTAATCTTTTACATCGTTGGTCCATTTCCCAACCCACCCGAATTTTCGTGCGTCATCAGGCGCCAAGGCGTTGAGGAACGAACTAGCCGTATTGCGCCAGTCAGAGCCCGGGCCCGTGCTGATGCCGGAGAGGCTATCTCGCGCTTGCTGTAACAGGTTTAGACGCATCGGCACATCGGCTGCAGAGTTGTGTAATTCCTGCGCTGCTGTGTTGGATGTGGTCCCCTGCGAAGTCAGGGCCGATTGCTGTGCTGGCGACAGCGACGAAAGAGTGCCCGGCGCGCTTCCTGTGCCGCCGCCACTTGGATAGCGTCCGGTATAGTCGCCACCAGCAGAGGGTTGCTGACCGCTAGGCGCTCCGCCATTCATCATTTGCAGCCATTGGGCAGTCGTCACCTGACGTTGCGAACCATCCGGCATAGTGATCGTCTTCGGTGCTGCTAATTCTGCTTGCGTCATTCCCTGCGCCACAAAACCATTTGGCGTCATTTCGCCCGTCAGAGGATTCTGATTGAAGAAGGCTGTACCTTGCCCGGTATTGGCGGTCACGAGTTTAGGCATCATCGCCTGAATCTTTGCTTCGCCACTTAGAGAGTTCATCAGGTGATTGCGCACCCATGCCGCTTGCAAAGCCGGATCGCCCGGGATGCTTTTCAGTTCTCGCACAGCCTGATCCTGCGGCAAAAGACCGTTTTGGACAGCACTGACGACCTGTTGGGCGATATCTGACGACATGTCCTGTTTGCCAAGACGCTGATCGAGCGCCAGAGACCCGATCATTCCTCGAATGCCTTGCTGCTGCTTCATGGCCAAATCGAGCTTGCCGGTATCGTACTGGAGTTGCGAGTTGCGCTGCTGCGCAATCTGGCCCATGAACTCGGGCAGAAATGCGCCAGCGCCATTCTGGCTGGCCAGTGCCTGGAGCTTGCCGAAATCTACCTCGCCAGTGTTCGGGTCGACCGACTGAGCATAGGCGTCAGA